TCATGCCTGCACCTCGATCTCCGCTACCAGTCCCGGCCCGTAAAGCGTCGAAATCTGGCTCATCTGCACGACATATGGGGCGACGGCGCCATCAGCTGCCTGCATCCCGGCAGAATACCCCCATTCCGGCACACTCACGGTCTCTTCCCGAACAAGCGCACCAGCGACCCAGACCTTCACGAGGTAAAGCTCACTCTCTTCGCCAAGAGGCACCTCAAACCCTTCCCAGCTGTCTCCATCCACACGTGTCCGCCGGATCCAGCTGAAATGACGATCCCCACCGTCCTCACGCTGTTTCAGGTGGGCCGGAGCATAGGGACGCAGACCATTCCCTTTAAAGTTCCCGACCAGATGCAGATAAGACGGATCATCAATCGGCCTGCTCGCCGGACCGACACGGTAATGACGATCCAGACCACGCGCCTCTATCGCACGTTCGATTTGCTGCGGTGCGCTATTCATCAGAACGAACAGGCTATCTGCTGGCCAGTCCAACGGCATCAGCCCATCACTGCCCTTCTGTCCACGCAGAAACCCTTTCAACTCCCAGGTATCCGGTGCCACCAGGTTGGCCTCTTCAAACTGTATCAACTCCCAGTTCTCAGCGGTGCCATCCCCGATTGCCGCAAGGTTTGCTCCATTTAGGACATCCTCCCACAAAACAGATGACAGTACTCCAGTCGACAATTTAATCGTTAAAACCGCACTGCGATCCTTCACCCCTACAGGGCCGCGCTTCAGCTCAGACAGAGTGACACCAAAGGTCGATCCGGCGGGAAAGAGGGTGTTCAACTCATAACCACTGTCACTGGCGGAACTCATCAGCACCACGGTGCCGGGCCAGGGTTTCGCCGCAACGGCCATCCAGGGCGCATGCGGCACGTCATCCCCGCCAATCAGAGGCAGATCCATAAAGACCGGCAGCACAGGAACCGGCGGCAGGAAAGGCCGCAGCACCGGCGTCTCAAGATTGCTATCCCCCGGAACATAAACACCAGGTTCCACCCGCACGGCATCAACAATCTGCAAACCGGATTGCTCCACATGATCAATGCGATACAGCGCATTGTCGCCCTCTTCATCCGGCAGATGCACCACATCCCCCGCCCCCAAAGGCAATCGTGACGGCGGCAGCGCAAAGCGAATTGTATCACGCGCCACCCGTGCTTCCGCCAGCCAGCGCTCAACCGTTGCCCGCGCTTCATTGCCAGTCATCGCAAGCGGCAGTTCATTCTGGCTGACAGAATAAGTCGCTTCATCCGGAAAAACCGCCTCTGACGCCCGTGCATCATAGTCTCCACCGCTTTCCACATGGTTCAGCCTGACACGCCCTGCCACTTCGGCAACCGGTGCACGGATCGTCTGAATACGTGCCTCCTGCTCATCAGAAACAGCGAGATCACCGGAGGGAACAGATATCTCTGCCCGCCCGTCCCGCAGACGGAATTTCAGAACCCCCTCGCGCTCCACCGCATCAAATCCATAGGCCAGCATCAGGGGCTGCAGCGCCGCCCTTGCATCACGTCCGCCATCATCAAGATACCCGCGCAGATAGCCATGCAGTTCCGACACGTCAATTTTCTCAATACCAGATCGTTTGCAGATTTCCTCTACAACCGCTGCAAGGGTCCAGCCAGAAGACCGGCCATTCAGCCAGTGTCCGCGGGGATAGTTTATCCCATCCGACCAAAGCGCGCCGTTGTTCGGAAACCACGGGTAAGGTCGCGCATCCCAGGCCCAGACATGGGCGCGTGACATATCCACCATCTGGTGCCCGCTGTCCGGATCCACCGGGTTATGCGCCGGATCAGCCCAGTAAGCCTGCACCGCGCCCAGCGCGGCCCGCTGCATAAGTTCATCACGTGTGCCATCAGAATAATGCGGCAACGCACTTTCGGATGACTTCGGATCAAGGAATTTGTTCGGCTCATTCGCACCTTTGTCGATCGCCGCACACCCATATTCCATGAACCAGATCGGTTTGCTTCCCGGCACCCAGACATTCGGATCCGCGTCGCGCACGCCACCACCCCGGCGATTGTAATGCAGCCTGGTCCACCAGGAATGAATGTCTTTGTAACGAAACACCCATGGCTCATTCTCTGCTCCGTCCGTAATCGGCGTGCGGATCTGGGCATCACGTGCTTCCTGCGAATGGTAATACCAGTCGTAGCCCTCCCCACCCATCACATTGCTGCGCAGATAGTCCGGATTATAGATCGCCCCCCAATCCGCATCCAGGTGATCATGCCCTTCACGCCAGTCAGCAAGTGGCATGTAATTATCCATGCCGATGAAGTCGATGTTCGGATCCATCCAAAGCGGATCAAGATGAAAGAACACGTCCCCCGATCCATCCTGCGGGTGATAGCCGAAATATTCGGACCAGTCGGCGGCATACCCAATCTTCACCTCCGGCCCCAGGATCGCACGTACATCCGCCGCCAGCGCAATCAGCGCATCAACGGCAGGGAATGTATCATTCTCCCCGCGATATTGCGTCATGCCCCGCATTTCAGATCCAATGCAAAAAGCATCAACCCCGCCCGCAGCAGCACAAAGATGGGCGTAATGCAGGACAAAGCGGCGATAGGACCATTCAGCGGGCCCAGTGTAGTTCACGGCTGTTTTAATACTGCTGCCCGGATCAACCTCTGCAATCGCCCCATGCGCTTCGGGTGCGGCAGCAGGCACGGTCACAGTGGTGAAATTCCCCACTCCAGCATCTCCAAAGAAAGACGCAATCTCGGCATCAGCCACAGCAGTCCCATCCGCACTTCCCGGCTGACCCGGTGCTTTATTCCCGGTGATACGTCCACGCCACGGCAGACGCAGCTGATCCGTGGCATCACTCCATGGATCACTCAAACCATTCCCGGAAAGCTGATCCATCAGAATAAACGGGTAAAACACAACCTCCCGCCCGCCGTCGCGCATATGGGTAATCGCCTCAATCACGGATTGGTCCGTTGGCGTCCCCCCATAAATAGCGCGCCCGTCTTCTTCCTGGATCAGCTCCGCCGTATTACGCCTTACGCCACTTACGGCCCAGGGCATGGCAGCGGCGTCATTTGTGTTCTGTTCAACCTTCGGACGCAGGGTACAATGCCCCATCCGCAGATCATCACCAAACCAGCTGACCACAAGCGAGGTTGACTTACATTCCGGCAAAGCACTGCCCAGCGCCGCAACCGAGCTTTCAAAATCCGTAAGCCCCGTGGGTGTGTTTACATTCGCCCCACGCAACAGCCCTGGTCCGTCACTATAGTGCACAGGCGTTGTGGCCAGACTATACTCCCCAGTCCCCGGGATCAGAGCCACCCCCTGCACACCTTCCGCCAGTGTTGACGCTTCAGAGATCAGATCACCTTCAACACCTCGCTCAGGGCGTTCCACCTCAAAGGACAGCTGCGGGATGCGATTGCCAAACGGCCCCAGCGGCAGATCCTCAAACACCACATAGGCAATCCCGCGATAGGCAGGCGCATTCCCCGCCCCCTGTACCGCCTCAATCTTCGGATCCGGCATCTGATCTTCGCGCCCGGTATAGACGCGCATGTTCAGCCCTTCCGGCGCAATTTCATCCCCGTCAGCCCAGATCCGCCCAATACCGCTGATTTCCCCCTCACAAACCGCAACTGCCAGGCTCACGCTATACTCATAGCTCGTGACCTTCGGCCCCTTAGGCGCACCTTTACCGCCGCTGCTTTGTGTCGTTGAAGAGGTTTCCAGAAAATCAGACGCCCAGATCACATGCCCCCCGACACGCATCGCCCCGTAGACATGCGGGATCGGCGCGCCTTCAGATGCCGTCATCAGACGAAAACGATCCACTTTCCCTGTTTCCACAGGGTCTGCACCACTTCCCATGATCCGTGCATCAATCGCACGCCCGATGGTGGCACCAATCGCCCGGCCAATCACTGCACTGGACAGCCCCAGAACCGTGCCGCCCACAGCAGAACCCAAAGCCGCGCCAGCGGCCCCTAATACAATCGTCGCCATCAGTTCTTCTCCTGTGGAAATTCAAACCGCGCCGCAATCCGGCGCTGCCAGGGTGTGCTTAACGGGCTTTCGGTCACCGCGTGACCGCTATAGGCATGGATAAAGGCAAGCGTGTCACCGCATATGCTCTGGATCCCCAGATGTTTTGCAACAGCCCCACGACGCATACGGAACAACAGCACATCCCCCGGTGCCGCCTGCGTCAGAGGCTTCACAACCAGATAGCGACAGGCCGCCCGCCAAAGCACCTCATCACGGCCCGGCTCGGACCAATCCGCTGTATAAGGCGGCACGTCCGCAGGCTCCCCGCCCAGTACCTCCCGCCAGATCCCCCGCAAAAGCCCCAGACAATCACAACCTGCGCCCTTCACGGACATCTGATGCACATAGGGTGTACCAATCCAGCCCCTCGCAGCTTCTAAAATGGGACTGCTCATGCGCCCGGCCCTTCAAAGCCCGGATCACCGCCATTACCGCCACCGCCAATACCAAAGCCATCAGACACCGTGTCACCGGTAACAAGCGCACCACCCTCATTGCTGTCCGCCTGTTTTGGAACCGCCATCAGCCAGTCTTCCCCCGGCATATGCGGGAAGCCGCGAAAATTCAGGAAGTTGTCAAACTTATAGCGGCAGGTGGCCACGCGTTTGTCACAACCTGCCTCAAGCCGGATCAGATCACCGGCCTCGATATCCGCCTGCAGACTGTCCCAAAGCTCAACCATGCGACCGTCCGCCGTCAGACGATCATTCTTGATCACCGCCACCACCCCCTCCGCCTTGCCGGACAAAACTTCAAAACGTCCACGTTCAAACCAGCGGTGATCAAAGCTGTCCAGGCCACTCAGATCCTCAAAGCGAAAGACCCGCAGCCCCTCAACCACCTGCACAGGCAGCTCCACCGCATAGCCCGGGGTATCCAGATTGAAACGACACTGCCCATCCCCGAGAACCGCAGAACAAGGCGTCTGAAACACCCGCCCCTGTGGTTGGTTCAGCGCCTCTGTCAAACCACGCAACTCCGCCTCAAAGGTGCCATTGCCACGCGTCAGTTGGCCGATCTCACCGCAAAACTGCAAAACCCGCTGTTCCACGTCGGCCCAGTTCACAAGCCAGGCACGCACTTCAGCCCCATCGAACCGACCCGCGATAATATCCTCTTCCGTCACCGCAGCAGAGGTCAGCGCGCCCATGGCCTCACTGTTATCAACAGACAGACCCGTCGTTTGCATCAGGGCCTTCGCCGTCAGGCCGGTATTCGCGATGAAATCAATACCCTCAAAAGAAAGGTTCATATCGTGATCGGTAAAGCCGTAGACCCGCCCGTCACGCCGCACAATCGCCCATGCCCCGCAGGTGGTTGTCACACCTCCGCGCAAATGGGCCGCAAGATCCGCTGGAAACGCCATCACACACGCACCTCCACCACAGGGACATTGGGCACATCACCCGCCTGAAAACTGGCGACAGACGTCATAATGCGATCCACGTCAAAGCGCACAGGCACGTCAAATTCGAACCCGGCCTGCACCTCAGCACCCTCATCCGGCGGATGGTCAAAATGCACCATACCCGTCAGAGGATCGACACTGTATCCGATGGTTTCCTGCAACGCGTCGCCATCCAGGCCAATCTTCACCGAATGTTCCACCGGTTTTGTGATCGGGCGCTCATAGCTGTGCTCACCTGACACATAGTGTTTCACCAGCTGAAAGCTCTGCTGCACACCATCTCCAATTGCTATGACCTGATCCGTATAGCTGACGGCATCCGCTGACCGCCCCGTGCGGAAATCAGACCAGTCCTTCCAGCGAAACCCGTGCAACTGCCCGCGACGCGCTTCAAAAAACGCAATCAGCACCTCGATGTCATCCAGCGAACGCATCCCCAGCCCCGCATCATAACGCCTGCGCGAATGTGCCCAGGGCGTGTTGCGTTCCTCAAACCCATTGGCAAGCGTCACCACATCTGTGCGCCGCTCTGGCCCGCCAAGTGACCCGAAACTCAGGTTCGCCGGAAATCTGACTTCATGAAACCCCATGGGAATACCCTCCGTTCAAAGAAAAAGAGGCCCGGAAAACCCGCGCCTCTGACTGCTGCTCATATCTGTGTATTCACCGGTTTCGCGCACCCTGACCAAGGGCCCGGCCCATCTGCGCGGCGATCTGACTGCGCGACCGCTGGAATCCACCCACATCCGGTGTTGAGATATTCATCACCACCTGCACAGGTTTGGTGTTGCTGCCATCCGTGCGCACACCCAGCCTGCCGTCAGATCCGCGTGACAGCGGCATAATTGCCTCTGGCCCCGCTTCCCCCATCAGCCCTGTGCCACCCCGCATGGGAAACATCGTCGGCCCGCTGACAATCCCGCCATTGGCAAAGGGCATCACCCTGCCTTGCGCAAAAGATCCGCCATCTGCGAACTGAAACAACCCGTTAAACAGGCTGTTCATGCCCTGCCCGATCAGACCACCAATACGATCGGTCACGGGTTTCACGGAAACGGAATATGCAGTGTTCAGCATCGATTGCGCGACTGTGTCCAGCGCCACCGACAGCTTGTCCCCGTCAAACACCAGCCCGTCAATCGCCCGCTTCAGCCCGCGGGACACCCCTCGACTAAGCGTTGTGACCTCTTTCGCAGTCCCACCCATGGCCTCATCCAGCCGTGACAGTTCATTGCCAAAGGCCTGGGTCATCCCCGTTGCAGACCCCAGGGCCGTCTCAAGGGTTTCAAGGCTCTGGTCAAGATTATCGACCTCATCAAATTCCGCCATCACTCTCTCCTTTCACCGCCTCATCCGGGTATTGCGCCAGAAGCGCGTCAAGCCTGCCCCGGCTGAAAGCACGCCCCTGACCATCAACACCCAGGATCAGCATCAGTTCCGCCGGGGTCAGCCGCCAGAATTCATGGGGCTTCAATCCCGCCCCACGAATACCGGCCCGCAAAAGCGCACCCCATTCAAACGCCTGGGCCATCACCGCGCCCTTCATCCGGCAGAGCAAAGGCCCGCGTCAGCAATTGCGCCGCCACACGGGCCGCCTGAAGCGGGCCACCCTCAATGTCCACATGCACAAGATCCCGCGCCTGGCCCTGCCAGCCCCCACCACGCAATCCGGCGACGATCAGCGCCAGGACATCACGGGTGGAAAACTGCCGCGCTTCAAACCGTTCCACCAGATCTACAAGCGTCCCGGTTTCCAGCACGCTTTCCAGTTCCGCCAACGCACCCAGTGTCAGCTTCAGCACGTGGCGCTCCCCATCCAGGGTCAGCGCCACTTCACCACTCCAGGGGTTCGCCATATTAAAGCGCCGTGAAGGTCAGAGCACCGGCAGAGGCCAGCGAAAGCTCATAATTCGCTTCGCCATTGTGTGACCCGCTGTATTCCAGTGACGTCACCATAAAAGGCCCTTCAATCACCCCGAAATCCGGCACAACCACCTGGCAGGCCGGCACTTCGCCATCAAAGAAAATCTGACGCGCACGTTCATCGGTGCCTTCGTCCTTAAACACGCCGGATCCGCTGATAGATGCGGATTTCACACCCGCACCGCCCAGCAGTTCACGCCAGCCGCCTTCGCTCTCTAAGCTGGTGACATCCACAGTTTCCGCATTAAAACTGATCCGCGTCGCCCGCAGGCCCGCCACGGTTTCAAACAGCCCTGCGCCGGTCATATCCATTTTGATCAGCAGATCTTTCCCATTCTGAGCAACCATTCGTTTTCTCCGGTCTTGGTAAGGTTAATTGTCTTCCACGCGGGCGCGGAAACGAATATCAATGCGCCGGGTTTCCCCGACACCGACACGCCGGGCCGTGGCCCGGTCAAATCGCAGGTAAATCAGGCGGCCACGTGCAAGGATCAGTTCGGCATCGATCAATGCGTCTGACACCACAGCGGCCACATCTTTTGCGGTCTGGAAACCAGCGGCATCCGTCACAACACTGATCGTGACATAATGCAGCGCACCCGCCCCGGTCTGATCTGACCGGTCCCGCACATCTTCCGGACCAAGGCTGACGTATGTCGCTGGCACCGTGCCCGCAGGCAGCGTGTCATAAATCGCTGTGCCCACCAAAAGCGCCAGATCGGTGTCTGCCACCAGCCGCTGATACACAGCGGATTGCAGGGCAGACGAAACAGCATAACTCATGAGGCAACCTCCTCTTCCGTATGACAAATCAGATACTGGCCACGCGGATCATGTTCTTTCACCGCCGTGATTTTCCAGATCCTGGTGCCATCTGTGAAACGCTGTTCTGGTCCCGGGCGCGACGGCGCCCCCAACGGGCCACCGCGCACAAGAATGTTGTAACGCACCACTGACCGGGTCGAGAGGTTTGCAGATTTCTCGCGCCCTGCTGCAGCCTCAAGCCGCGCCCAGAGCGTTCCCTGCGCAACCCAGCTCTGCACCCAGCCCCCGGCACCGTCAGGGTTCAGCACCGGATGTTCCAGCGTCAGTTCTTTGTTGAGAACATAACTCACCGTGCGCCCCCCAATGATCTGACTGTGCGAAAGCGGGCGATCAGGGCTTCAACGGCCCCTGACAGCACGCCTTCACTGTTGCCATCCCGGTTCTCATACAACCCGGCCGCCAGCATAAAGACCGCCTGTGCAAGATCCGCCGGAACGTCCCCCCAGGCACCATAACCCGCCTGAAACCCGATCTCTGCCTCACCCGCCGCCGGGATCTGCGGCAGGACACCCCCTGTCGCCACCAGACGCGGGCGAAAATCATCTTCCTGCAGGCGATAGCGCGCGGGATCAATCACCACCGCATCCCCCACACGATCCACGATCTGCAGGCTGACCAGCGACGTTACAGGGGCCACTGGCAAAGCCTGACAGGATGCATCCCGCCATCCCGTGGTGCGCCAGAGAAAATCACGCATCAGCAATACTTTACCCGTGCGTGCTTCGATCATCGCAAGCGCCGCCCTTAAGGCGCGCTCTAACACGCCATCCTGCACTGCATCATCGGCAAACCCTGTGCCCAGACGCAGATGGTCCCTGAATTCAGCCAGCGGCAAAGCGGCTGAGAGAACCGGGGTCTGCTCGATTAACATCATAGAAATCTCCGAAATTCTGCCCCTCCGGCCCGGAACACTGGGCCTTCTGAAAAGACGCGCGCCACCCATATCGCCCGAACGGAGGGGAGCAGCTGGAAAACATGGAAATATGCAGCGCGCGCCGCGTGTCAGAACAGGCCTTCGCCCGACCTGACACTCTTCGCAGTGATCAGCTCACCGCGAATTTCAGCAGTTTGATCGCTGCAAAATCGCTGACGTCACCGCCAACACGTTTGGTTGCAAAGAACAGAACATGCGGTTTGGCAGAAAACGGATCACGCAACACACGCAGATCCGGGCGTTCCGCCACGGTGTAACCGGTAGAAAAATCACCGAAAGCAATCGCATGAGCGTCCGAAGCAATATCCGGCATATCTTCCGCAATCAGAACCGGATAGCCCAGCAGACGGGCTGGCTCGCCTGCGGTCAGACCATCTGTCCAGAGGAAGCGACCATCCGCATCCTTCATTTTACGCACAACACCAGCCGTCTTGGAATTCATCACAAAAGACGCATTCGCGCGATATTCCGCACCCAGGGCATAGACCAGATCCAGAATAGAATTTGCCGGGTTCGCACCGTCAAAATCACCATCCGCACCCGTCGCAATATAACCAAGATTGCCCCAGGACCAGGTGCTGTCTTCAACGATGGTGTGGTTCAGAACACCGCGCGGTTTGTCGACACCATCCCCGTTGATAAAGGCCGCAGCTTCCGCACGGGCGAATTTATCCGCAATGCGACCAGCCAGCCAGCCTTCAATATCAAACGCAGCATCATCCAACAGACGCTGGGATGCTTTGGGCAGTGCAGACAGTTCGTGCAGCGCAATGGAAATACGGTCAAACTGCGGGGATGCGGTTTCAGTGACTGTGCCCACTTCATCCGCCCAGCCAGCGCCAAGTTCAGTGTGATCCACCAGCACATCGTAAGATGTCGCTTCAACATTCACCACATTCGCAATGGAACGCAGAGAGGCCGAAGACTTCAGCACAGACATAATCGTATCCGATGTCTGCGGGTCCACAAGGTAACCACCATCAGCCGCCACTGCGGTGCTCATGGATTTGCCTTCGATCTCAAGGCCACGCATCGCGTCCTCGTCACCGGACCGCAGATAAGCGTTGAAAGCCTTTTGATGCGGCACCTCGGCCTCGGCAGATGCGGAGAGGGCGGGACGCCCGGTGATCACAGATTTACGTTCAAACATAGTCAGCCTGTCTTCCTGTTGTTGAAACTTTGAATTGATGTCGCTCATGAACCCCTGCAGCGCGGTTTTCACCTCCGCCACCGGGGAGATATCACCAGACAGAATCTCTCCGTCCCGTGACGTCGTCTCGGATTTCTTCATTCATATTTTTCCTTATTCTGATGTGGTTACATGAATTACCTCATGTAACCCTTCAGGAGGTTCAGCCCCCGCAGCCGCCCGTCCGGGTCAGCCTTCAGGGCCGGAGTGAAGGATCTGACGGGCCGCTTCAATTGCCCCCGCCAGTTCCCACAGATCATCATGCTCAGAGGTCGCACCCTTCGCCCCGATCCGCGCTTCCGGCAGCATCGGGAAGGTCACAAGCGACACCTCCCAAAGCTCCAGTTCATGCAGAAGCCGCTGGCCTCTGTCGTTCTTTGTGGCCTTCTGTGTGCGATAGCCAATCGACAAACCGTCAATCGCCCCCGCCTCAATCAGCGCCGCTGCCTCGCGGCCCTTTTCGACCTCATCCAGAAGGCGGCCCTTCACATAAAGGCCCTTTTCATCTTCCCGGATGTCATCCCAGGTGCCGATGGGCTGCGCCGGATCATGCTGCCAGAGCATCTTCACATTGCGCCCCTTCGCCTGTAGCGCTTTCAGCGAGGCCGCATAAGCCCCGCGTTGCACCACATCGCCGCCCTTATCCGGCACACCGAAATACGACGCATAGCCTTCAATCGTAATGCCATCCGTCAGGGTCACAGCCCCGTCCGCCCGGCAGAATTTCACTTCCAGCCCGGATTTGCTCTCAAAATTCATGCTCTTTCCTTCCGCCACGCCTATTTCGGCACCGCATCAATGATTGACGTCACACCCTGGGCGAGGATCACCCCGACGACACTGTAAACTGTCAGCCAAAGCCGCTTTTCCAGACGCTCAATCATCATCTCGATCCGGCCAAGCCGTTCGCCAAGCGCATCAAACTGCATCTGATTGACCCGTTCATTGGCATCAATCCTGGCCCGCGCCGCATCAAAGCTGTCGTATAAAAACCGCGATCCTGTCTGTTTCCCCGGCGTTTCACTCATCGCTGTCCACCCGCTTTGGCAGGCCCAGCAGGCTGCGTTTCTCAGCCTCTGTCAGGAAATCCGCATCCGCGATGCGACGCCATTGCGCCTCACGCTCCCCAGACAGCGCCGGCACCTGATCCAGATCCGGCTGCAACGTCACCTGTTCTCCAGCAATCCCCGACAGCCATTCTGAAATCGTCGCCGTCACTTTGGTCGCCAATGGCAGAACCGTCAGACGATAAAACGCCCGGTGCGCTTCCTGATAATTCGCATAGGTCGCATCACCCGGAATGCCCAAAAGCATCGGCGGCACACCAAAGGCTACGGAAATTTCCCGCGCGGCCGCCTCTTTCGTCTTCTGGAATTCCATATCAGACGGGCTGAACCCCATGGGCTTCCAGTCCAGCCCCCCTTCCAGCAACATCGGGCGCCCGGCATTCGCCGCGCCCTGGTGATAACTCGCCATATCCGATTGCAGACGTTCAAACTGATCCTGGCTCAGCTGGCCTTCACCCCCGGAATAGACAAACGCCCCCGACGGGCGCGCCGCATTGTCCAGCAGACCTTTGGACCAGCGGCTGGCGGCATTATGCACATCAATCGCACTGGCAGCCGCCTGCATAGGCGACAGACCGTAATGGTCATCCTGTGGGTGAAACGTCTTGATATGACAGATGGGCTGAATGTTCCCGGTCATGTCAAACCGGTGCCGACGCCCGCCAACCGCGTATTCATAGGCCACCGGCCAGCCATCCGTGCCCGGCACCACATTCATCCGATCCGAGCGCAGAACATGCAGCTCCGCCGCCTGGCCTTCCTCATCCGGCACAACTTCGAGATAGCCATTCCCCGACAAAAGCATCTGGCCATACAGCGCCTCAAACAATTCCGCACGCCCCTGGCCCGCATTCGGTCGTCGTACCAGATCCAGCACCGGGTGCTGTTCAAACCGCTGATCCGCATTCTGTAACACCAAAGGCAACGCCGCCGCCGCTTCCGCAATCAACTTGACCGAACGAAACCCCACGGGATTGCCGGTAAACCCGGCCTTCGTCAGGCTCACCACATCCCGCGGGCTCCAGGCCACGCGGCCAGACATGCCGCGCTGCATTGCAATCACCGGACCCGCCGCCGAGGCTTTGACCTCCGCCGCGCCACGCGCTGATTTTCTCAAAAAATCAAATACCATAGAGCTCGCTCCTCATGTGATTCATCTGGCCGCACCAGTTCAGGCGTGATCGATGGATCACCCCATTTCATCTTGCTGAAAATACTCAAATTCTACGCTTACAGGCTGCGCACCTGTGGCCGCCTGTAGCTGGCTGCCGGATCAATCATCAGGGCCTGCAAAGCCCAGACAAGCGCGTCAACACGGTCCGGGCTGCCAGGGCTTGCGTACCCCCGCGCGCTCATCAGACACATCTGATCCTCAAGCCGGCCCAGCCCCCGGACATGCCGCACACGTCCCTGTTCATACAGCGCCGCGACAGGTTCTGCCCGGGCAACCTTGCCCCGGCTGGCCCGCACCCCGGTATAGGGCACCAGCGGGTCGATCTGACGAATGATGGTTTCCACCATATCACCACCCTGATTGACCTCCGCCACCAGGCGTTCAGCCCCAAATTCATCCCGTGCACTGATCGCCGCCTGCGCCCATTCCATGGGCGAACTGGCCGAAACAGATGCATCCTTCAGAACCCAGGCCCGCCAATCCTGCGGCGCGCCCTGCGTCACGACGCCAGCCACAATAATCCCGCAATCATCCGATCCCGCATGTCCCGTCACCGGCGGATCCACCGCCACGACCACCCGGTCAAACTCCGGCACGCTTTCGCAGCGCGCGCCTTCAATCATCTCCTGCGTCCAGAGCGCCCCTTCCGCATCCTGCAAAAGCACCCCGTCCAGCTCCTGCCGCCCCAGCCGTGTGCCCGCATAACGCGCCCGGATCTCTTCAATGAAACTATCCGCAAGATATGCCCTGTTCGCCTCTGTCGGCGCGTGGGTCATCACCGTTGACGGGTTCTCCATCAGGGATTTCAGCACCGGCACATTGCGTGGCGTCGTCGTCACGCATTGGCGCGGCATATCCCCCAGCCGCAGGGCAAACTGCAGCATGTCCCAGCTTTCCTGGGACTTCTTCCATTTCGCCAGCTCATCAACCCAGGCCGCATCAAATTGCGGCCCCCGCAGGTTCTCAGGTTCATGCGCCGAAAATGCCTGGGCCATCGCGCCATTGGGCCAGATCAGCTGGCGTTTGCCCGCATGCCATTCCGGGCGTCGATCTGCAGGGGAACAGGCCATAATCCCGCTGTCCCCGAAAATCATCACATCCCGCACCTGATCAAAGGTTTCCCCCACCAGCGCCACACGGCCTGACCGCCCGGCATCCAGTGGCTTGTCACCCTCGACCTCGTTGCGCACCCATTCGGCCCCAGCACGGGTCTTGCCCGCACCACGCCCGCCAAGACACAGCCATGTCCGCCAGTCCCGCCCGTCTTCACAGGTCTCCGGCGGCAGTTGGTGCGGCAACGCCCAGAACTCAAACAAAAAAGGAAGCGCCATCAGCGCTTCCTCTCCAATCTCACTCAGAAACTCTTCCTGTTCCTGAGGCGTCGCGCAGGCAAGCAAGCCTGCGCCCGATCTCAATTCGTGCCTTTCCGAGATCAAGCGCATATCCGGCGCCATCCCGGGCAACACCTTTAAGTTTTGCTCTGCGCTCTTCAAGTTTCTGCCCCTCTTTGACGAAATAGCCCAGCGTCTCATTGTAAGACGCCAGTTCCTTTTTCACTGCGCTGTCAACCGGCCCCCCGCCCGCTTCCAGCAACCTGATCCGATCCTTCAGAACTTTTTCTGCGCCACGGAACACGATTTCAGCCGACGAAAGAATCCCTTCTGCCGACTGCCCTTTTTCGGGTGTAATATCTACCAT